TTTGGACCCTGTATACCATCCAATCCCGGAGCGCCTTGTGGACCCGGAGGTCCCTGTTCGCCTTGCTCTCCTTTCTCACCTTGCGGACCCTGTTCCCCGTCTTTTCCATCCTCTCCATCCATTACATCCGTGATTGTGACCTCGTAATACCCACGTTTTATCCCATTTTCTAGAGCCTCAAATGAGTACACCGCCTTTGTATCCACGTCAGTAGCATTTACCGTAACGCTCTTACCAACATAAAACTCATGTCCATCCTTGCTCCATCGGAACTGCAGGTTGCTTGACACGTCTGTGCCGTTGTTGTAGGCGTAAGCAGTAAGAGTAGTGCTACCGATGCCATTTTTAAAGATAATGCCGTTGTTTGTTGAGATGGAACAGGTGTAGACCTTGTTTTTTGAGATCAAGTCCTCCATCCTTTTGATGAGATCGTCGGATATTTCGGATGTAAGCTCTTTGTAGTTTGTAAATACCGTCTTTGCAGTTTTTGGATTGGTAAGACTGCGCACCTGTTCGGACACTCTCGCCTGTAGATAAAGCACTGGTGTCCACTCCTGATCCTGCATCCTCACGGTGTCCCCGATGTTGGTGTCAAAATATCCGTCCACCTCGTAAGTCACCACCGGTTCAGATGCTGTTTTAAGATCAGACAGAGCCATGCTATAGAGCTTGTCCTTGCTGTCTGTATCGTACTCTTTACGCATCAGGATATAAGCATCAGCCTTATTTACAATGTTGGATGGGAACCGGTCCCTTGCCTGTGGTGCGCGGATGATCGCACCGTCTGTAAAGTACTCGATATTGCCGTTTTCATCGTATTCTTTCTTGTCAAGACCATTGATTGTCAGACCGTCCTTTCCGGTCGGCTGGATGCAGGTGTAAAGCTTCTCGGCATCTGTGGTTTTTCGAATTCCGGTAATTCCTTTCCCGTACCGCAGTACAATGTCATTCCGGTGTTCTCCGACTCCGCTGTCTGTATCGGAGTGTTTCCGATATACATTTAGGACAATCTCTTTTAAAGAGTAGTCTCTGTTCAGTACTGTCTCAAATTCGATCTCCGCAGAAAAGACATTAGCCAGGGAGAATAACCTCTTTAATACGGACGTTGTGCCTGTCCACTCATTGGCAATCCGTTTATCTGATACCTCATTAAGCCCTAATTTTAGCGTTCTCTCTGCGTCAAACACGGCAAGGTACTCTTCAAAGCTCATTGCTTTTTCTGCCTTATATTCGCCGGCATCCTCGTTGATTAACTCAAACGACAGCGACCATACCGTAGCTGTGATTGTCTGTTCTGTCTGGTCTGTATTTACAATGTTTAAGTAGTAAGATTTACCTTTATAAGTAAACGCTACCTTATTCCCGACCGTGATATGCTGCGCGTCTGGATGCTTTGCATTTACCGTAAAAGTGCAAGTATTTGCCGTACCCTGTAAGTATTCGTGCAGCTCGTCTCCCCAGTAGTGCATGGATTTTTTATGCCCGTTGTCCATGTACGCTACTGGCGTGTTATTTGCACTTAAAATCGCAATTCTGATGTTATCCATTACAAGTAAACCTCCCGTATTTTCGCTTTAATATGCGGCGGTGGAGATGAAAAGGAAGAATAGCAGAACTGGACTTCCGTTGTCCCCGGTGGAACTTTTGGATAATTGGATCCATTAATCTCATCTCCTTTTGCCGGCATCCCGTTTACATAGACCTTTGTACTCTCTCCATCTATAGACACCACATCTCCGGCACGATACCGGTTCGGCACATCCTTATACTTATCGACATTGTCTTTCCGGAATCGGATGCTTTTTAAATAGTTGTGTGTGACGTACTGGTTTGATAGATTTCGGTCTCCCCACTGTCCGATCCAGATTTGGATTTTTTCGCATTCCATGTCCTTAATTTCCGGGATCGTGAGATCCCTGTAAGTGCCATACCAGAAAATCCGCAGCTTTTCTCCCTCTTTCAAAAAGTCATTGTGACCGCCACCCATTTTTAGGTTAAACGGATTTCCCTCGTAGGCTGTCGGTTGGAACTCTTCTCGTCTGATTAAGGTGTTTCCGGGAGCAAACCACTCGATACGAGCCGTATTACCAGCCGTATCACTTTTGTTAATAGACATGGCGCAGATCACCTCGTTATCCCCAGTCAGGAATGCAATAGTCTGTGCTCCCGTCTGTCCCATCAATCCAGTCTCGAACCAGTGCTGCGTGTAACAGTAAAAGTTCTTTGCCCCACGTCTGCCCTCGCTGTCAACCGGGATAGTAAGTGTTTTCATTCCACCGTTCCAGTATCCGGATGTTGCTTGTCCACCTTTTAATGCCATCACGTTATATCCGGCAACATTCCGTACTTCCAACGTTCCTTGCGTTGTGTTTTCCGGATTCTGATAAGAGGTGCCATGATCATCTTGAAACAAGCCGTAACCGTTAAACAGTTCTTCGGACGCTTCGTAGTTCTCTCCGTCCGCCTCTTCCTGTTTTCCGAGCTGGATCACTCCATACTGGCTCACAAGTCCGATAAATCCGTTTTCGTGTTGGTGCGTGATCTCGTAGTCCACGTCTGCCCATTCGGTACCGTTGTTTTGGATGGTAATGGTCTGGTATCCGTTATTCTGGACGCCATAGAAGTCGAATTCTGCGGTGGAGTATGCTACACCGTCAGGGATTAGCCATGTGATCGTGCCGGTGCTGTACATATCATCCTCTCCCAGTACCGGTTCCCCATCCACGATTGCTTCATAGTAAATGCTTGGTTCGTCAGAAAAAATCAGTCTCTTTGGTTCTTTACTATACAGAATTTCTGACATTTTTCTGCGGAACTCACTGAGTTCCCTTGCCGTAGAGTTTGAAATACGAAACTCCATTACAATCTGTTTTGGAGAGTACGTGGAATGCGTAAACTCTCCTCCATTTACATTTTCAATGCTCCTTGTATTATTTGTGATGGAAGGTGATAAGTTCCGGTCAAGTCTTGTAATCTTAACCGGAATATCCACGCCTCCATAGGTTGCTTTAAGCAAGCCCAACTCTCTCACCTCCTAATAGTTTCTCGAAATCATCCATCTTTTTTATCATCGGTCTTGCATATCCAACCGTCTGCTGTGCGACAACTCTTCCGTCCAGCGTCGTTGTCAGATTGATATTTAGATTAATATCCTTTTCGCCCATAATCTCCAAGATTGATTCCTTAATATAACCTTTTAGCGATCGCAGCGGTGTGATTGCTTCTGCTTCTCTTTCCGCAGCACCACCGATTCCTCCGGACGGCATCTGGAATAATGCTGGCTTCGTAAGGATTCCACCATCTTTAAACCATTTCACGTCCAACATCGGCAGACTCGGTAATAGATCGGACAAATTGATATCTCCAATGCCATTCTCGTACCCAACTCCACGATAAGCTGCTGCAAGGCTTCCGTACGTAGACACTGCGTACCGGATGGATGCAAGCATATTGGACAGCGGATCGTAGATATTTTTATCGTATCCCGGCATTGCATAGGCTCTAAATGTCGGGTCAATGACCTGCATAAGTCCCTTGGATGGCGTCCCATTAATCGCATTGATATCCCAGTTGTTAATCGCATTCGGATTTCCACCGGATTCTGTCTGCATCTGGTATAACAGGCGTTCCAAATTAGCTTCGGAATACTGCCCAGTCATCTGTAATGCCCTTGTGGCCAGTGCTCTCCACTGTTCTACCCCTGCACTTGGATTGTAGTTTACATGTGACTGAGTATCAAATATCCCTTTTACAAAACCAACAACGCTATCAAATACTGTATTGACAGCACCTTTTGCAACGGATATCCACGGTTCAAACGCTCCCGTTAAATCCGTAAATTTATCAATCGCAATTTGCACAATTTTACTTGGGTGCGTGATGTAATCCCATGCATTTCCTGTAAAGTCTTTAACCGTATCCCAGACACCGCCAAAAAACTCACCGATTCCACTTGCAAAATGCGGAAGTTCTTCCAGAAAACTCTTTGTTTGGTTGGCTGGCATGATTTTCGTTCCTTTTTCCAGTGGCAGAACTACATCTCTTCCTTCTGGAATAAATGGTTTTCCATGTGGTGGAACGATCATTTCTTTGTATGTAGAGCCTTTCTGGTCGTTTACGATACCTAGCGTGTCTTTTGGAATGCCACCAGTTCCTCTTGCAAACTTCGGGACTTCCCACAATGCAAATTGCTTGTCTGACCCAACTTTGTCGAGCACCCAGTTCACGCCGTTAATCACGCCGTTTACCGCTCCGCCAATCGGATTTACGATTGCCTGTGCAATTCCTTTTACAATTCCACCAAGCGTGTCCTTTAGTCTGTTAAAACCGTCTTTTATAAATTCCCAAACGGATGAAAAAGCGTCCATAGCTTTCTCTTTGATCGAATCCCATATTCCACCGAGCGTGCCCTTAATGCTGTTCCAGATTCCGGTTGCAGTATCCTTGATTCCATTCCAGATGCCGGAAAAGAAATTAGCTACTGGAACGAAAACAGCACTTGCAGTATCACTGATCCATTTCCACGCCTTTTCAAGCGCGAACTTGATCACTTCCCACACTGTGTAAATAACGGCGTATATTGCATACATGACAGCACCAATTGTTCCCTCAATGAATTTTAGTGGCCCTTCTATCACGTTATAAATCTGCTCCCAGATATCAGCAAAGAAATCCTTAATGCCGTTCCACACTTCTTGTATTTTCTCGGATATGGTATCCCATAATCCAGACATCCAGTCCTTAAATGCACTCCATTTTTCGGACAGCCAGTCTGTGATATCTCCCCAGTTTTTTATTACTGCCACAACTGCTGCAACCACTGCAATAATTCCGGCAATAATTCCGGCTACTGGTAATAGCACTCCTGTCAAAAATGCCATTGCACCTCCAGCCGCTGCTATTCCACCAGCTACAACCGCAAGAATCGGTAGTAAAGCCGAAATCACCATTGCAATCCCACCGATTACGACTATAATAGTCTTGCTTGTTCCAGAAAGACTGCTAAACCACTTTGCAACTTTCTGAATGATAGGAACAAGTGCTTCCAGAATTGGGGCTACTGCTTCTGAAATGGCACTCCCAAACTCAGCCATAGCCAACTTTACGTTATTTAGCGCAACCGTTTCTTCGTCAATCGGGTCTAAAGTATTGCTGAAAGTCGTTTCCACAGTCCCCTGACTGTCTGAGGCAGCGCCTCCTAGGTCGTTCAGGTTTAGAACCCCTCTTTGGATGGCATCTACCATCCTCACAGCACCTTTTGTTCCGAATACCTCGGCGGCGGCGTTTAATGCTTCCGTCTGGTCAGTCGCATTCAAAATTTTATCCTGCGTTTCTGCCAAACCGTCAGTGAGTGATTTCCCGTCTTTTGCATAATTTACCGCTGCCTTTGATAAGCTGCTTAATGCGGCAGACCCGTCTACTCCTGCCTGCTCAAATGCCCCCAACAGCTTTACTGAGTCCGAGAAACTCAATCCCAATTCTTGTAGCTGTGGTGCTCCTTCAATCGCTTTCTGAAATAGATCGTCTACAGATACGCCCGTGTCTTGCGCTGTTTTTGCAACATCATCAAGTACGCTGTCTAGATCATCACTCGACATGTGGAATACGCTAATCGCCTGTTTTGCATTTTGCGTTGATGCTACCACATCGGATCCAGTAATTTCCGAAAACTTCAACATTTTTTCAGATGCATGTTGTAATTTTTCATCGGTGAACCCGAACTGCGTATTCATCTCCCCAATTACTTTTCCGATGTTTTCAAGGTTGTCTATCGGAAGGCTGGACGCAATGCTTTTATAGACATTATCCATTCCTTCAGCAAGCTTCCCTGTAGCACCTGTCGCTGTTATGATTGCATCAGATCCGGCATCTACCTCATTAAATGCTTCTTTTGCGTTGTCACTAAACTCTTTTATCTTCTGCCCTGCATCTGCTATGATTTCAGCGGCTTGCATCATGTTTCCTGCAACAATTCCTTTTCCGATACCGTCCAGTGCTTCTCCTGCCTCACCTGAATTCTTCTTCATCTCGTTCAGGTCGTTGTTCACTTCATCAATACTCGCCCCGTCATCTACCTTATTCAATGTAGCTTTCATCTTTGACAGGTCAGTTTCTGCCCCAAACGCTTCTTTTCCTATCTTGTTAAGCGCTACTGTCAGATCGTCACTGTTCGCCGTTCCATTTTTTATGGCATTCGTCAGCCTCGTTCCGAGGATGTCCTGAAAATCATCTAGGGACTTTCCGGTTGCTTCAAACAGCGTCTGCAACTGCTTCGTGCTTTCTTTTAGGGATTTCTGCTCAGTCTCCATTCGACTAATCTGCGTGGTGTAAGATTTTAAATCCTGTTCCGTCTTCGCAATTTCCCTCTGAAATTCTCGGTATTCTTCCGCTCCGATGTCACCAGATTTGAACTTCTTTTCTACTTCTCCCTGTGCCTGCTTTAAGGCTTCCAGCTTTTCCTTGGTATTTTCGACCTGTTTACTTAATAACTCCTGTTTCTGTGCAAGCAACTGCGTATTCTTCGGGTCAAATTTTAATAATTTATTTACAGAGCTTAATTCGCTACCAAGACTTTTTGATGTATCTTCCGCGGATTTTAAAGCTTTGCTGAGCGCCGTTGTATCCGCACCGAATTTTATTGTAATTCCTTTTATTTTCTTATTCGCCACTCTCTCACCTCTTTAAAAATTATCAAAATCTTCCTGTGTTGCTTTTCTCGCAGTAGGATTTTCATCCTTTTTCTGGTTATCAATATACTCCTGTACATAGTCCAAGCAATCCCCAATGGTCATTTCTTCCATATCTTCACTGGTCAGTCCAACCTGTCGGCAAACATAAAAAAAAGACTCATTTGTGAACGGCTCTCCACTTGATGAATCTTTATCATTTATTTTTTTTTACTTGTTGGCATGGTGTCTGTAAGCAAATCTTTTACTTCTCCCATGATTTCATTGAGCGGGAATACTTCGAATCCATCCAACCACTCCAATGGATCAGGAATCGTCCTGTCTGCTGTTTTCGCCATTGTCCAGATGATGTCGTAAAATACTTCCATGTCCATGTGGTCAAGAGAAGCAAAAGAAATATCCTGTATTCCAAAATTCCTTTTCGTTCCTTTTCCAAACACTTTCGCTACTTTCATCAGGTCCGCAAAATAATCTCTTCCAAACTGCGCCTTATATCTCTTTGGCAGTGCTGCTGTCGATTTCAGTTTCACTGGTTTTTCGTCAATGTAAATTGTTTTTTCCATAACATCCTCCGCTTTTTTTCTATTGGGGCAGATCGCTCCACCCCTTTATTTCGCTTTACCTACTTTTGCCTTTCCAATCTTCCCCCTGCCTACCAAGGCGAGGTCTTCAGGGGGTGCTATTCCCCCGATTCTTCATACACTTTTGTATACCAAGAGTTATACGTCTCTTCATCCACTCCTGCGGATGTAGACGCTTTAACCAGATTATCACTCGGTCTCGGGCTTGCTACCATTGCCAGCTCCGTTGTATTCGGATCACCGCTGTCCTTTGTCGTACTTCCAACAGATGGTCTGTTTACGGAGCAGTAATACAAGAGATGTCGTGTCGCTTTCACATCTCCCTGGAACTCAAACATCAATGCAATATTTGCTGTCTGAGCGTCAGAGTTTTCGACCAGTACTCCTTTTTCTGTTTTCTTCTCTTTCAGCACTTCTGTGCGGAAATCTTCCGGTACTCTTGCAAGCGTAAGTGTACCCTCGTATCCCTGATTATTTGCGTTGGTGTAATAATCAATGTCATCCGCTTTAAACCGGATCAGATCGCCGCTTTTGTCGAATGTGATACTTACCGCCCCCGGTAATCTCTTGGGTGATCCGTATGTGATTCTTCCACTCTCATCCATTGTAATAACAGCGTAATAGCAGTTCCTCAATCCAAATTCTACTTTATTCTCTTTCCCTGTCTGTGCAGCTCTTGCTGTTCCTGCCATGTTCTTTACCTCCTATATTTCAATTTCATATGCTTTCAAATACATATTTTCGGAATCTAAAAAACTCTCGTACGATTCATACGTGAGTTCATTACTGTTTAATAGTTCCTTTACTTTTTCTTCCAACTGCAAGTCTTTCTGATCCGTGTATACCTCAATCGTGACGGCGTATCCCTCGTAATACACGGTGTCATCCGCATAAAATCCGATATCCTCGTCCACATAGTATACGATGTACGGTAATTCTGGTACTTGACCGACTGCAAAACAACGATACGCAATCGGAAGATTTAGCGTTTTTAACTTGTCTTTTAATTCTGGCAATGTCATTTCACAGTCTCCTTTCCAATTCTTCTACATATTCTTTTATGCATTCCTGTTCCACTTCTTCGATATGCGGATATGCTCGTACTTCACCGATTTTTCTTCCACCACGTTTCAACTGGTGTCCTTTTTCCAGTAGATGAGTTAGGCGATATGTCGGTTTTTTATTATACACTGTTATTCCATCTCTCCCAGATTCCCTTGTCCATCCTTTTGCGTACCGTCCGCTGCTCTTTTGACTGTTTGCTTTCAACTTCTTCACAGCTTTTTCGGAAACGTTCATGGCAACATCCTGTGTGGTTTCTTTTACTTCTTCTGTGTATTCTTCCATCTGCCGCATAATTTCTCTTGCGAGTTTGTCAGCACTTATGCTTTCGCTCATTTTTCGATCCTTTCCGTACAGGTCAATTCCAGTTCTTCTGCGCTGATCTGATACGTTTTCACCACTTTCAGTTTCTTTCCGTGGAATCGGATATACCTCTGTCCTTCATATTCATAAGGATGCACGATTAAAATCCCTGAAATTTCCATGTTGTTCTGTCCAGCAAGGTAGAACTCATTTCTGGACACTTGCTCTTTACAGCACCAGATCTCCTGTTCCGTTTCAATCGGTACTTGCTGACCGATCTCATCCTCTTCATACCCGTTGGAAGATATCAATACTACTTTTTCATCCCAAGTCCTCATTCTGCACCGCCTTAACCATCAGATTGTTTAGCCGAAACCGTATACTCCTCGGAATAACGCCATCTTCTGGATGGTTATACTTCCACGTAGCCCAATCCAGCACAAGCAGGATGTGGTCATATCTTTCTTCCGTAATACGAACGCCGCATACATTTTCGCATTCGTCCAGAATACCATCTATGATCGCATAAAGGACGGAATCCCTACTATCTGTAGAGATTCCAAGTCTGTCTTTTAATAGTTGCAATACAATCACTCTCATAAGCATACTCCTTATGAATTCGCCATGATCCCCTGTTTTTTCATCTCCGCAAGAATCGCATTGATTTTATTTTTCAGGTCAGTCGCTGTTTCTGTGGACAAATCTGCAATCAAAGCCATCTGTTTCACACCGCCCAGCGTTGTTTTGTTCGCCGCTGGAAGAATGTAACTTGGTCCTGCTGGTCCCTGTGCGCCCGGTTCTCCCTTGTCTCCTTTCGGTCCTGCTGGTCCTGCCGGTCCTACTGGTCCTGCTGGTCCTTTCGGTCCTGCTGGTCCTGCCGGTCCTACTGGTCCTGCTGGTCCTGCTGGTCCAACCTGCTCATTCTTCACGCCCTGCTCTAACATATTCAGTTTCTCTGCTGTAATAACGTCATCATTATTCCATGTCGTTGGTGTATATGCCATTATTATTACCTCCGTCTCTTATTTTGTTTTACCTACTTTTGCCTTTCCGACTTTCCCTCTGCCAACTAAGGCTACATCGTCAGAGGGGATTATTCCCCCGGTGTGTATGTAATGTAGAATCCGGCGTCTGCATCCGTTTTCTTGACATCATATCTCACAATACCGGCAAGTAGTTTACCGTAAATCTGGTTATCTACCCATTCAACGCTTGTCCGTTTGCGGTCGAAGAATGTGCAGAATGATTTCGGATCACCGACAAAACCTTTTAATTCGCCAGCTCCTGCGATCATTTCGTCATCCAAAACGATTACCTCTTTACCAAACAGCATCTTTCCGCTTGAGGAAGTGATAGAATCCTGCAACAGATATCTTCCATTTTTATCTTTCAGCTTGTCCAGTTCTGCGTAAAGAGACGCTGAAATGATAAGCTTCACTGGATAGACTTTCTTAATATCCTTGTTAATTAAATCTTTCAATCCATCCAGCCCGTTCACAGTCTTAGGTGTTGCACTTTTTAATACAGTCGCAACGTCTGTGTTGATTGTGTTTCCGGACTGGTCATTGATTTCATCTCGGATCAGACCTGTTACATCATAGTCAGCGTCATCGATCGCCTCCTGTGAAATCGGGATATATCCTCTTCTTGTTTCGATGTTGTAGCTAATTTCAGTAATTTTTGGTTTGGAAAGTTCTGGGTTCTGCGCAAGTTCTTCTACAGTGTTCATTTTGCTTCCAGATTTCGCAATTACTGGATATTTTCCAGATGCACTGTTTACGCCTACTACTTTTACATAGTTTCTCAAATCAACGATGTCCTCTGGTTTCTCCTGTGGCGCAAGGAGTTCCTGTGGGATAAGAGCACCGGCATCTGCTTCTTTAAATCCACCCTCTCTTACCTGCCCTTTGGACTTCACAAATGCGTTAATCGCACTTCTCATTTCTTCAATTTCTTCTTCATTTCTTCTACCCATGTCTTTTTTCTTCTCCCTTCTTTCCGGTGTTTTTTCATACTCCTTCATCTGCTCACGGAGTTCTGATAATTCGGTTTCCAATTTGCTTTTTCTCTCATTATGAGCATCATTCTCCTCAGTAAACTTTGTGATAGCATCGTCTACCAAAGAGCGATCTTCTTCGGTATTTGCTTCATTGATTAATTCTTCCAGTTCCTTTTCTCTTGTCTCAAAATCTGCGTCTTTTCCACGCATTTCTTCCAGTTCCTTTTCTTTGTCTGCGATCTGTTTCGCAAGCATTAACTGTCTTAAAGCCATTATTTTTCTCCTTTCAATCTCCTCGTGGCATTACTTCGCCACTGCACCAACTGTTTCTCCCGATACTGTTCCACCTGTGCATGTCTCGCCTGTACGCCCGTATCTTCATAAGCCGGGAATGTGCATACAGACACTTCGTGCAGATCAACTTCTCGTATTGTCCATTTCACAGTGCCGTCATCTCTCCAGTCCGTTTCCTCACGCACGATGTTAAAACCGAACGAGCACTGATCCACATCTCCACGTTTTACCCTCTCATACAGGTTCATTGCGTCTGAATCATTTTCGTTGATATCAATTTCGCCCCATAGACCTCTTGTATCGGTTCTCAGGCGTAAAGTTCCAACTTTTGTCCGTCCAAGTACAAGTGTGTCATCATGGTTTGTCAGAGCGCGGATGTCGTTGCTCATGGTATTTACAAACGCTTCTGGTGCGATTTCTTCGTAAGCTCCCGGCCACAACTCTGTTTCGGAATTAAAAACAGCGAAGTATCCGGAAATTGTTTTCTTTCCGTCCTCCGCTTCTCGTGTTTCAAACTCCGCTTTCCACGATCTGGTTAGGTTTTCTTTCTTTCGTTCCACTATTCATTACCTCCCGTCCTCAATTTCTTCTGTTCTCCAATCATCCCCTGTGGAATAAAGTTTTCAAGGATGATCAGATCGTTTAATCCATCTTTCGGAGAGTCACCAATCAAGTTCAATACATCGTTTCCTGTATAGATTCCTCGGATATATAGGTTCATTCCGATTTCCGCAAGTTCTTTGGTGTCGTAAGCCATCAAGCTCTTTGAGTTACATTTAAAGTACCAATGCGGGCTCTGAATCAGCCCTTTCGTCAATGTCTGTTGAAATACATCAGCAATGGATTTTACCCTTGTTCTGACAAAGTTGTTATACTCATCCTTGTTAAAACTTCCGACCCCAAGAAAAAAAGGCGGCACATCCAACAGGGATGCTACCGTCCTCTTATCAATCTCGACCGATTCATTGATTGCGATATCCTTAAGGGATAGTGGTTTTACCTCGGATACCTCCAGAAATTCCGCAGGTATGATCCACGGCTCACCCGGTTTCGATTCTTTCAAATATTTTTCTTTAATTTGCTTTCTTCCGGCTTCGCTTGCAAAATCTTCCGACATTGCATCTACCTTAACAATGACGTTTGGCATGTACTGTCCGCTCATAAAAGATTTCTTAGTCGCATTCGCCTGTTTCAAATTAGATGCAATATCCTTTAAAGCAAGCCTATAGCCTGTTCCTTTCCACGGGTATTCCGGGTCTGGGTTAATCGCAAAGTGTAACACTTCGCTTGGATCGTATTCCTCACTTCCGTAGATTATCTTGTACCCTGTCGGTGCCTCTTCAAAACTTGTCATAGACGGCTTCAATGGAATCAACTCGTCAATATACCCATCCCTCATCACAGGCAGGACAACTGCGTTCCCGTCACCCGGTAATAGCATCGAGTAAACAATGTTGTAAACCCACGCTTTTCTTGTCATCAGCGAATACGGATTAATGTCAATCTTTCGTGATAGCTCATTCTTAATCCGGATGTCTCCATGCGGACCATTCTCCATTAAATGGATTGTCATGCCAGAAACCAAATCGGCAATTTTCTGACACGCTGCCCGAATTTCAGGGTTCTGCGCCAGCGTTGTGTATCCTGACGGCAATAAAAAATCAGAGAACGTAGCTCCCTGATACACAAATACCTTATTCTGTGGCTCTGATCTGATGCTCTTCTGTTTCTTTTTCTTTGCCATTTCTTTCTCCTACTCTCTCTTTAACCATTTATTTGCTGCATTTCCAAGTGCCATGTCAGCCAACATCTGACAGCACGAAAAGACCCCTGCATCGAATAAGTCAATTCGTCTTACTCCACCGTCTCCATCTACTTTTTCGTATTGGATCATGTCATCCACTTTTTCGATTGCACGTACATTCTGTACGCAGTACTCAAAAGCATCTGAATGTAGATAATAGAATTTTTTATTCTTTACCTTCACCTCGATATGCCGAAATCCCTCAGATTTTACATAAAAATACTGGGGCTGATCCTGAATTTTAAATCCTGCTTTTTTCATTTTCAGGAAAAATTCACGTCCGAATTTCTTGTCGAATCCAACAATTTTTATTTTGAATCCCATCTTTTTCATGGAGATGAACCAATTCACGATGTCATCTGGAAGTACCGTGGCTGTATTACTCATCGTCAGCCATCCGTCTTCTTCCCATCCAAATAGTGGGATACCATCTTCATCGCCTTTTTTAATTGCCGCTGCCCTCGGGAAAAATGCGTGTGTGATGCAGATGTCGACATCTTTGTATGTTCCGTAGATTGCTCCAGCAGTCAAATCATGAAGTTTTGACAAATCAGCGCCGCCATACCATGTGATCGGCAGTTTTGCCAGCTCTTCCAATGTCCAGCTATATTCATCATCGGATGATCTAAACTCGTTAATGTCAAAGTATGCATTCAGAGCATTTGTAAAGATATTCAGAGTTTTATTCAGGTACTCCGCCCTTAACTGTGGTTCATTCATTGCCTGTGCTGCATCATCCAGCAACTCATCTACTGTAACAGTAACTCCAATTGACGGCGTACACATCTGTAGCACTTCCGGATCATCCAAAGTTGTAATCTCGCCTTTGCTGTTTAAAACATTTCCTTCTTTATCCTGGTCTGCTTTGCAAATAAAAATAAAATAGGAATCATACGCTTTGTCTGTGATTGTTCCATTCAAAACGTCATGAAGAGTCTTAATCCTATTCGCAAGGAATCCGTCCGGAATGTCTCCAGCAGTAGATATACCAATCAACAATTTGTTTCGATATGCTTTCATGGCGTTTTTCATCAATATATATTTTTTAGCCCCAGCTCTTTTCCAAGAATGCAGCTCGTCCAGAATCAGACAGTTACAGTTTAAAGAGTCTAATTTATCTTCCTGGTTGGCGATCGCATACATTTCAGCGGTACCGTCTCCGAAATCAATAGTGATGGAATGTTCTTGATTATTGTCTCGGATTCTAAGTTTATTAACATCTCCGCGCAAGGTTTCAACGTTGTCCACTAAAAATCCAAAACTTTCCATGGTCTGCTTTACAGAGTTCGCAACGATGTATGTCTTCGCACCAGATCCTCTGTCCAGAATGCTTTTCGCCTCAGCAAGCGCAGCACTAAAGGATGTTTTCCCCTGTTTTCTTGGTAAAAAAATAAGCGCTTCGTTAAAACGCCTAATGTCTGTGCCTTTCCGGAAGAATCCAAACAAATTTACACATACAAACTTCTGCCAGTCCGTCAATAACATTGGAGTGCCTTTAAAACTGACTCCATTCTTATCCTCGCCCTGTACGTGGTGTACGGTTCCCTCAATCAAATCAATCACAAAATCGAATTGGTCACTACGGAAATCTAAATCATCACGTTCTAAGTCTGTCAGAAACCTCTTACACGCAAGTACTCTGTCTATGTTTACTAATACTTTTTTACTTACGATATCCTCCGCATAACGCACAGCCGTATCGAAATGCGGACTGCTAATATGGGATAAGTCCATTTACTTCCCCTGCTGTTTTTCCAGTAATAATGCAAATGCAGATTTCTCTTTTTTCGGCTGTTCAATCTCCGCATTGTACGTTTTTGCATTTAACATCAGTCTGTCGGAATATGTTCCGATATCTTTCCTGAGATTTTCGAGACTCACGAGAATAGGGCTTTTTTTACCCCCACTTTTCTCCGTGTCCAGAATCACTTCATATCCAGACTCTTCAAACTGTTTGCTTAGCACATTGTACTGATAAATCATGTCTGCATATATCTCGATTACCTGTTTATACTGCACTTTGTAGGTTCCAAGCTCTTTCATGTATTTAACTGTTCTGTCGATGATTGTTTGCTTCTGTGGTATATATCTTGCCATCTATTCTCACCTCCTTATCTGCCGGAAAATTTATTTTCACAGATCCGCTCTATTGGAAAGAGTCCTCTCTCCCGATTCTCCTGAGACATTTTTAATCTTCAAAAGGGAGGGGGGATATCTGGATCTCTTTGACTTCCATTTCCATTCCGACTCTATCTTTAAACCATTCGACCATGCTGTCTGCCTTTTCTTTGCCCAATGTAACTATATTTATTTTCACTGTTTCAAATTTGAGTCCACCGCTGATACTGTATCCGGTGTATACATCTCCTTCGCAACACTCCATGCACGTCTTGACAATCTCCTCGATTACGTTCATCACTTCGTATCCGTAGTCACTTGCTTTCCCTTTCCATCGGATTGCATACATCTTGATTTCTTCCATGCTTCAAACTCCCTTCTTCTTTTCCTCTGCCAGTACATTCCAAGGCTTGTCACCTTGTCCGTCTTCCTGTCGTGCATCCGATCATGTTGCGCAGTGGACATGCTGATGAGATTCCAGTCCGTCAGTGCAAGCTCTGGATACTCTTCCAATGGATAGATATGGTGTACTGTCGTAGCTTCTGCGTATTTACCGTATCTCTTAGATTCTTGACATTGATAGTTATCACGCCTTAATATGTTTTCTCTTTTCTTTTTCCACTTTCGGCTTTCGTAAAACTTTCCCATGCTTCCTCCCTTCGATCAGTTTTCCACAGTCTTTGCATCTCCATGTGTGCTCTGTGATAAAGCTGCCATCATTCTGCCTTACAAGATCTGTGCTGACATATTCCGTCTTGTCATGCTTGCATAGCATTCTTTTGATAACACCCATGCTTTTCTCCTTTTCTTGGCATAATAAAAGCACCCATCTCTGGATGCTAAGAATTTAGGACTACTGCTGAAAGAATTAATAACGCCAACAAAAACCAAAATAACCAAATACACAATCAAAATTTATAAGAAAATGAGGAACCTTGCAGTAGTCCACAACGGGTATAGCAGGACTCGAACCTGCGACACATCGGTTAACAGCCGATCGCTCTACCAACTGAGCTATACACCCGTAGGATGCCTTTTATTGACATCCTTTACCCTATCCGCACTCGGGTACTGACACTAAATATAGATTGCTGAATCTATTTTTGTTCGTTGTTCTGGCAGATCTGCGGATATCTGCGTTTTGGTACCATTTGTGATGTAAAGCCGGTGTGCACTCCCCAGAACAGACCTCAGCTGTGCAGCCTGTATACTCACATCACAAAGCGGAGCACTTGGAATCGAACCAAGGACACAGGGCGCGACCCTGCGCGTCTACCACTGATGCTATACTCCGCATAAAAACACCGCCAGACAAGAAAAGGGGAAAGTCCGGCGGTGTTCCGAATGTTTGGAAAGATTGTTTTAGAACAATATATAATCGTTCTAGAATAATTATATCATAAGCAAAATGTTAATTGTGTTAATCTTTCAGATATTTGCTAATTATTTGTGAAATTCTTCCTCTGCTATATCCAATGATGTCTGCAACCTCTTGCTGCTTCTTACCTTCCACAAATGCCAACTCAAATATCTCTTTAATCTCCGGATCATCAATCCCGTTTATGTAGTCTTCAACTTCTTTCTGCTCCTTCAGAATCAGTAACCTATCCGCTTCTTTCCTTCTGATCTGCCGTCTTACATTCTCTTCTTCGTAAGGATCATACATTTGTACGGATGTTCTCACTTCGGTGTACGGGAAATTTGCACTGGATCCTGTTACTTTCCCCATAACAACAGTTGGTTCCCGTTCGCAGAGTTCTTGTATCTGGTTCTCAATCCGGATAAGTCTATCTTTGTTTGGCTTATACTTTTTCAGTGTTTTCTTGTCCAACTCAATCACCTCCCGGAATCCGCTCTTTTATGTTGTATTTCTCTGCTATGTAGTCCACAGTATCCTTATTCGCCCTCTCGCCGCCTTTAAAGTCACAGGCAAAGGCTTTATGCCCCTTTTGCTTTAAAGCTGTCTCACAGGGCTTTTTCGTTGCCATAGTGTATGCTTCTATTTTCTTCATGATGTCCGCTGTCTCCTTTCTGCATCTAGCTTATTATCACCATTCACTCACCCTCACAGGAAGTATGATGCCTATTATTTCTCCGTAGCGTGTAAACACGGCATCGTAGTGTTCAGGGTTTCCTTGGTATTTAATAAGATTTGGCGTGCATCCGTCAAACATTTTCAAATATTTATTATCAAACCAAGCGTATTCCCCTGTTGTCTCGTCTCTTATTGCTCTCAGAATGCTTTTGCCAGTTGTAAGCATTCTGTTTGACAACTTGGCCGCCCTCATTTGGCTCTGAATATTTTCTGTGGAAAAATGTTTCACCCCATCTTCTGGCAATTTCTTCTGCTTATCTATGTCGAGCAAGAAATCTTCTTTCTTCACAAATACAATATATCTACCTTGCGTAATCATCACTTTTCCGTCTATCTCGCCCATCATATACGATCTTGTCTTCACTGCTTCTATCTGCACTTTATCTTCGATTAGCATTTTCTCTTCTCCTTCCTGCGTCTCATGGTTTCCCTGTTCATGCCGTCACCTCAATCTCTTCTCCGGTCAGCTCTTCCAACTTCTGTCGCATTTCTTCCACTGTCATTTTCTTTGGTTCTTTGCGCTCCCAGATGAGTTCAAGGTTGCTTTTAATAAACACATCTTCTATGCGTCTGAGTGATTCCGGAGTAATTCTATAGACTTTAACGATGTCTCCTCCTGTATAACCTGTACGACCTTCACATTTCAAGTCATCAGTGTAACCGTCTATACGATTGTATCCACATTTCCTCACTACCTCCTCAGCCAATACAAGATACATTTCACCATTTCTTTGCTCAACTACCATCCCATCTCTCAAATCTGCCTTGGTAAATTCTTTGTCCATGTAATCACTCCATTCTAAGATTTTATAATTGTACTTTTCCGCAAAATCACGAGTCGAATATTCTCCGTTTCCGTAATAACACGTTCCTTCGTTGCGCATATAATTTGTATTTTTCAAATAACTTTTTCCGTTACTCCACTTCATCCCATGCTCATGCATTCTCTTGCAAAAATCTTTCGCTTCTTCCTCAGTCTTACAATGCACCGCAATCTTATTGTCTTTATTTTTAAATTCTTTCCAGTTAAATTTTTTCATCTTTTCTACCTCACTATCTTTCGCACAATCCAATCTAAAAAAATTACAAGCAACAGTATCGGAAATCCCGCAGCCATCAGGTAATCCGCACCTTCTAGTTTTACATCCTCTTCCAATCCTGTCTTTAAAGTAATCACGGTTCCCAGTCCCAATATGTAGTAAAGGGTCAGGAATGCGATTGTGATTAAAATGTCCATGTTATTCCTCCTTGTATGGTTCTGGAAGTGGCTGCCATGCGAATATTACCCCGTCATAAATCCCATGTTCGTCATACCAAAGACAGTACTCATCTTCCTTTTTAAATCTCATTCTCTTTACCGGATATTCTTCATCGTCACACGTTACAAGATATACACCTTCTTTCTTAGGCATATTTTGTTCTGTGTAAGGAATCCACCCATTATCTTTCTTACTGTCTTCATATCCTTTCTGATACCATTTTCTTCGGCTACAATCTCCGCAATTTTGAACTTCATCCATGTGAGAACGAATTATATTTCTGCACCATACTAGCTCTTCATATCGACCTTGTATTCTTCCGGCTTCATAACACTCCTCGCCATCCAGAAAACCATCATCTTCATCTACTGGAATGTTTTCAACCATGTTCACACGTTCTTCAATTTCTTCTAAAATCTCCTCTAGTACGTTCATTTATTTCGTCTCCTATTTTTCTTATCCATAACACAATAACCTTTTTCGCAATAACATTCTGTTGATTTATAGTAGTTTTTATAATATTTGCATTTAATGCACTCTTTTTTCATTACTACGCCTCCAACAACTCTAGTTCCTCGATTTTATCCATTAAATCCATCTCAGGATAATTCTTTTTTGGATATCGTTGATATTTTGCACTTATGCAGCTTTGGGAATTTGCATACAGTAAGTTATATTCTAATGCAAGCCTTAGCGGAATATCTTTGTGTTTTCCTGTTAATGTAATTTTGCTCTTATCGTCATACTCAATAAATATTTTCCACATGGTTACTCCTCATCACTTTCAATTCTCTCTAACCTTTCGTATCCATTCCATCCATGTTCTGCTCCACATTGTTTGATACAATAATAATCTTCGCCGCAACAATGATCACATCTATTGCAATCTGGTTCTTCATCATCTACTGTGTAAATTATTGTTCTCATCACTCCACCTCCAACAGCTCTGGATTATCAAAGATATTTCCGATAACTTCCGTTCTATTTGGATTCCGATTATATTTAAAAACATCGTTATTGGTGCATTTTTTATTTCCTCGTCCACATACTGCCCATGATCCCCTCCATTCGCTCCAAAACACAGCACCTACACGATATTTTATCTCTTCGCCATCTTTTAAAAACGGACCTCCATCATAGTCATAACTATATCTGAGAATATCATTCTCCCAGATCTTCTTATCGTTTTTGTCGGTAAGTCCGGTGTACTGGCATAAAGTACTTGGAGCAATCTCGCATTTTAGTAATATATCTGGTAATTCTTTGCTAATTTTGTGTATTTCCACTTTTCCAGAAGGATATGCAACAACATACCCTTCCACCCATTCACCATTGTCTTTTCTCTTTGCTTTGAAAAGAACTTCTCTCATCTATTCCACCTCCTCATATTCCGGACACTCCACACAATACTCATACATGTCCTTATCTGCACACTGTATATTACAAATATCGTTGTCCGGACATTCTATGCAGCAATAATCGTGTCCGCATATACTTGTTAATTTACATCTTCCCATCATGATTATTCCTTTCTCAAATCTATCCTCTGTCCGCAATTCGGGCAGTGATCATATTCATCGTAATCTACTTCATACCTTGCTCCACAGTTCGGGCATAACCATTCATCCCATACAAATGTTCCGTCTGGCGCATATCCGTCCCCTTCATACGTTGGTTTCTTCGCCGTATCACGCTCTTTCAGCTCGTGCATCTGCTCCAACAGCTTCGCACACTGGCTGTTTGTAAAATCATTCACCTTGTTATATTGGTTCAAAATATCGCGCACAAACCGTCCCATCTTACACTCTGCGCATTTATCTTCCAGTTGCTCTCCGTTTAACTGATCTGGATACTTGCACAGGTTGTCGCAGATATGCTCCATCATTTCCGTTGTGATCCCATCCATCCATGTTTCTTCTGTTTTCGCCATTAGTCATTCCTCCTACACCTCATATCTTTGCAGAAATACAATTCCGTCCCTCTCTTTGTCTTTACATACTCAAAATCTCCGATAATTTCCCGTCCGCAGGAAGAACAGATATGTACTTCATTTTTCTTCGGATTCTCTTTCTTTTTTTCATAGCCTACTGTAAATACCTCCGCATTAATATCCGGTTTGGATTCGATACCGCCCTGTTGAGTCGGCAACTTGTCCGCACCCAGCCCTCGTGAAACTCCATGTAATTTGCGATTGTTCCAAAGATATCCTTAACCGAAGTTTCCTGCTTCTTTGACTCAGGCAGCATATCATTGTCTTTTAAAAAGTTTTTGAACGTTTCAATACTCGCATCTATTCCGCTCTCTCTGCTTATTGCTGCATAGATGTTCTGGATCGTAAGTCCGTTTTCGATCATGTACTTAATTTCTCCCTTGTACGGTTCGTATTGTTTTCTTTTATTTTCCATTTTTCTTAACCACATCCTCTTGTTTGCTATTACCCTCTTTTTCACTTCTTTTCCGGTAATATCCTCAAGCACTCTGCAGATATGTTCATCCGAGCATCCGAGCTTTACCATCTCTTCGATTTGGAACTGGTACGGATCAAGAAAGTGTGCTTGTCTACTCATTTTCCTCTCACCCTTTTCTTCCTCTTCCGCTTTGTACTGCCGTACATATATGCTGCCATGTTGCCCGGTTTGAATCCTGCAGACTGTTTTCTTTGGCTGCTAAAGCTGTATTTTCCTCTGTCCATGCTTACTCCCTTTCTAAACTCCACCATGCTTTCGAGTTCTTCCCATATCCGGTTGTCTGTATCTTTATTTTTAATTCGTTTCTCGCTTTCATGATGTCTGACCGTTTGATTCCCGCTGCATCTGACTCCATGAGCAGCTTCGCTCCGTCATATCGTCCGCCTGCCATTTTATCTTTTAACCATTCCACCGCCTTGTCATAATCGGTCTTAGATACCTCGTTGACCTTGTCCTTAATCTTTTCCAGTTGGACAGTGTTGGTGTTCAGCTTGTTCCAGATTTTCTCAAAATTCTCCTGCATGATTCTACGATTCTCTAAAATCTCATCTCTGATTACTGTAAGCGCCTGTGCCGCAGTCATCCCCTTCTTCTCCGGTTCTTTTACCAGACTTCCCGGCTCAAGTCCGAGAAGTAGACACATGGTCCTTTCAAAATCTTCTGTCTGTTCCGGGTTCTTCGCCATATTGCAGACAAAAGACTTGCTTCTCCCAAGTTCCGCCGAGAATTTCTCTTTCGTCTTGCCCTGCTTTTCTAGTTCCTTGCAGAGCAAAGCGTAATTTATTATCACTTTCTTTGGTTCCATAGTTCCTCCTTAATTTGAGTTCAACAGCTGCTCTTCCAGAGAGTCCATGTCGTATCCTCTGCGTTCGAAGTTGTTTAAGTTTCTGCTTACTGGCGGTTTTGCTGGCACTTTTTCCGTCTGCTCTTGGTTAAGATAAACATCGAAATTACTGCCGAACAGGGTTTTTGGTCTTAGATATATCCTCATATCATTAACTCCGCGCTGTAATTCCTCTTTTGTTGGCTTTCTGCCCCACTCATGGTATTTTTTATCAATCACCGTCTTAAAGTCATCCAGAGTGTATCCTTCATTGAATCTGGCTTTTATTTCCTTCTGGTTACTCTTAACATCCCACCTTAGTTTCTTGCCTGTCTTTTCATTCAGGTAAGTTATGATCTCTTTGTACGGGACATATATATTATTATCTTTTTCTTTATCTTCTTCTTTATCTATATCTGAAACAGCGACGTCAGGCGTTCTTTCAGACGACTTGTCAGACGATTTTTCAATCAAAGCCCTCTGTTTGGCTCTTCTTTCCTCTTGGTACAGCCTGTCACGCTCCTTTTTTCGTTCATAAGCATCCAATGTCTGGTGCTTATTCCAGTTCGGGATCGTGATTATTCCCTCCACTATCTCAATCATTTTAAATTGCTCAAACGCATTCAAAGCCAACTTTACAGTAGATTCATTCATTCTAAAGATTGTAGCCAGCATCTTGTCTGTGTAGGGAATCTTGTCATTCATCAGGAATACGCCACCGTTATTCTTTTTCCCGGCAAGGCATAGTAGCTTGAACCAGACTGTTATAATTGCATAAGCATCTGGCAAACCCTCTATCAGCAATATCTTTTCATCATCAAAGATATCCGTTGCTATCTTTATCCACTTCACTTCTGCCATTACTCATCCTCCGCAATACAGACCACCACGCAAGGCTCATCAGAATACACTTTTTCGATTTCCATACTGGTCACCTGCTTATCATCCGTATATGCGACTCCATTCAGTCCATCCAAAATGATTTTTGCGATATTATCTAAGTCTGGCTTTTTATTTGGCTTTATTTCGCCTTTTAAAGCTTTCTCCTTATTCTTCTTAGACCAGCTCTCTGGAATCGGAAATTTCGCTAAAATTCGGACTCTCAGAGGGATGTCCGTGTAAAGCACGCCTATACTCTGCTTGTAAATCCTTGCAACTTCCTTTTCGTACTTTTTATTTTCTGGTGGCGTATATGTAATGACTTTAAATCCGGCTCTGCGGAATCTCGGTCTTGCTTTTCCAACCGGCTTGCCCGGAATTGTAATTACCATTTATTCTCCTTTCTGCTCCCGGAATTACCGGGAGACAATGAATCTGGCTTACTTAAGGTATTTGTGACGTACTGTGCAGCCATGAACGGGTTACAATTTATAGCGAAAGGTTACCCTTTGCTAACATAGTGAAATTCTTGTCGGAACTGCTCTTCTGTTCCGTAGTGCTGCAAATAATACTCTTTGCAGCGTTTTCTTAAGTATCGGTCAACTTTTGATGCATTCTCCCCTGCCCTTGTTCCGTTTGGATGCAGGTCTGGTCTCAACGGGGAAATGAAGCCGTAGTCCTCCGAAAGTTCAATTTCTCTTGATGTGTGACTAAAAACATGATGCCTCTCCACTCCGTAAACTCCGGTGTACATGCAATGATCCATGTCCTCTGTAAATATGCTCCACAGCTTCTTTGGTCTGCCGGATGCTCTTTGATGACCTTTTTTCTTTTTCTTTCGCTTCGGCTTCGGGAATGCCATGTCACTGTAATCAATACTCACAGTTCAATCCCCCATTTTTGTCTAAGCTCTTCTTTTTCATCTGGGGTCAAAAGGTCTGCATCTGGTATTCCAACCTCTCTGCAATCTTCCAACACGCCTTTGATGAGTCTGCTCATTTCCTTGGTGTTATACTTGCTTGACCCTTTGTAGCATTGCAGAGTGTGTAATGTTTCCGTTCTCCCTTTTAGGTCTTTTACTTCCTGTGCTCCACGATCTATCACAATCCGGAACACTGACTGCGCCAAATAGATGTCTTTTTCCCGGAGCGGTATGTACTCGAAAGCGCCGTGGGATTTTAATTCGTTTAGGTACGCTTGCCATCTGGTAATATCCAGCTTGTCTGCTAATTTATCCAGCAACACCCACAAATAAGAGTTTGCATCAAGGCTTCTCTTTGCTCTGTACGGCTTTATTTCAAGTGTTAATTTTTTATAATCTTTCAGTTCATCATAGGCTTGTCGGAAGTCCTCTTCGGATTCGAATAGGATGGTGTGGCAATCTATCAAACGACCTTTTAATCTTCCTGTAAATTTCATCAATCATCACCGTATTTATTTTTTATTGTGCTTAGCATTGTTGCAGCTTCTATCTCGGTAAGTGTCTGCTCTGTCCTATTGTTTTCTCTCAACCATCGTTCAAGATTGATACCGTGAGATACGCATAAATTCTTAAGTGTCTTGATTTTCGCTTCAGACGCTCTGTTTTCTCCTGTTTCTGGTATTTGAGCATACATCTTGTTATATTCCTCTTTAAGCCACAAATCGAAACCTAAGCCTGTATGTATTGCCACGCACTTTACAAATGCCCTACACATGCTGTTCCAGACTCTTTGCTGGCTCATAGAGTTGTCTTTTACAGGGTTCGCCCCATTCATCACAGGAGTTTGCATCTCGTACACCTGATCATCTATCACAACACGGATTCTGGTCTCGTAACATCTATTTTCAACTCCGTTTTTATCTTTAAACACCGCTTTTGTCATCCTCAGGCTACTTCCTGTTTCTGGGTCTGGAATCGGAGTAAAATAAACATTTTCAGCCCCATTTTTATGTAATAAATCAATGCACATTGCCCAGTTTAAATAGACCATACCATCTCTTTTTTCGAGGTATGGTTTTACATCTACTTTCCTCATTTCTTCATAGCTTTTAAGCATAGGTTTCCTCGCTTTCTTCCTTTACCCAATTCCCGGAGTAAAACCATTCCACCAGCATTTCTTTAAACTCTTCCTGGTCATCCGGTGTTCCATGCAAGCATCTTTCCAGTGCGTAATCAAATGCTTGGTCATCCGTTACAACCATGTTTTTTTCCGGTCCGATACCTACATACATCATTCGTCCTCCGTCTTGTCCACTGCCATTTCCAGCAATACCCCAACTAAAATAATTGCATCATCTAGTTGCTTATCTGTTGCAATACCGTCAAACAAATCGTAATCTCCATCAGTAACAAATCCGTTTTCTTGTGCGGTTAAAAATATTCTGCTACCGTAGTTCGAAAATTCAATGTTTACGTACGGATACCCATTCCTACCTTCTCCACGCTCTTGAATCTCAAGAATTAAGTCTAAAAGTTTATGTATTTTTTCTCTATCCATTGCTTATCCTCCTAAAATCTGTTAATATATTCTTGATTTTTTTCCTGAGTGCTCGAGGGTTGCCGCCCTGTGACAGCACTCTTTTTTAATACCCGACTGCCAGATACCACGCCAGTAGCACCAAGATAAACCCGATCACCATCGCACCGACTCTGATCCAGTAAGGCTTGTCCTCTTCTTCCGGCAGCTCTACAGAGACGGACCGGATGTCCCAGCTGTTTAATGTGTTGGGTTGCTGAGTGGTCTGGCAGTGGTATGTTCCTTTAATCTCCATGCTTGTCCTCCCTTCTACCGCCTAAGCGGTTTTCTCTTCTGTCCTCTTTTCGAGTGTGTAATCAATTTTCACATGTTCTTGTTCTTCGATAAGAGATATCAACACTTGTATGATTTTTTCCATATCTGGCTTCATAAAATCACCTCTCTAATATGTATGATGGTTAGATTGTCCATGATATGTTGTCCTAGTCATCTTCTTTTTCTTTATTTTCTTCGTTCTTCTGGCTCTTCTGCGATGCCATAGCTTCTGCAAAGCCGAGAAAATAACCTTTATTCATGTCGGACATATCCGGCAGTGCTTGCGCTACTTTTCTGATGATTTCTTTCTCTTTTTCGCTCATGTGTACCTCCTATGCTACATTCAGGAATTTGTTGATAAAATACTGCTGTCCTTTGCCGGTTACTTTTGTGGTTTTGTTAATCCGAACGGAACCATCTGGATTCATAGCTGTTGTCTCTTTCACTTCAAACAGCCCTAAATTCATAGATTTCTGTGTGGGCGAGTTCCATTCCGTTCCTTTTCTCTTACTCAGATATCCATTTTCACGCAACCACTCAAATAAGCGCTTCTGCCCTGTTTCAACGCCGTTCTGTTTCAAAATCTTCGCCAGATCGCCGATTAAGATGGATGTATGACTGGTAGCGACAGCATCCGCAAATATCGCTTTCGGCTTCATTTCCTCAATCTGTGCTGTCTGCTCTTCAATGGTCTTCTGCGCTTCCAGAACTGCCAGTGCAAGAAGTTCTTTACCCTGCGGAACGTGCTCTTTGATGATATTTTCCATCTCATGAAACCGTTTGATGTATTTTGCTGTGAACTCCGTCCCTTTGACTCCTGTGAGTTTGTGGGCGATAAATTCGCAGCCCTCTTTTGTGATTAAATAGCACGGGTATTCTTTTCCGCGACGCTTATATGTAGATTCACGGAAGAAATCTGACGGCTCAAAATTGAGCTGTGAAAATTCTTCTAAATACCCTCTTATGTCTCTGATGATGTTCTTGTGTTCCTTTCCAACCATTTCAGCCACTTCTCGGCTATCTAATTTTTGCTGCAATTTGTTCAATACCTTTTACCTCCTATTCTTTTATTGCCGTCGTAACCTCCGTGGCGGGATTGCTTTCTTTTTGTTTATCTCCTATACTGTAAATACAGGGCACTGGCATGTCCAAGTATTGTGAAAGGAGAAATAATCATGGAAAAGAAATTTGATCCAGAAAAAATCGCTTTAGCTATTGTTGCTTCATCTTCGCATCAGCTACCAATAAGTGAAAAAATAGAGTTGTATATGGAAGCTTATGACGAAGCGTGTGAAACGCTGAATACTTTATTAAGCGAAACTGAATCTTAATTCACTCCAGAGAGTATGAGCAACATCTGTGCAGTATTTACTAGGTCGATACTCATATTCTCTGGACTTTCTTTCATTCTCTGCCTAATTCTCAGGGATTCAACAATCGGTATTGCCACTTTCTTTTCGATTTCGAATCGTTCTCCTGTTTCTTCGAAAATAAACGTGACAATCTTATTTCTTTCCAAAGATTTAGACTTCATATTTTCTAATTCACTCACTGTTCTTACCTCACTTTCGTTTTCTTTCCTATTCCTACTCCAAAAAATACTCAACACTTACGCCAACGAATCCGTCACAACCTCAAATAGGTCATTGAACGTGTCACTGTAATACAACGGCTGCACTTCTTTCTGATTATGAGGACTGACTGCATTCTCGCCGTATTTCAAACCTTTCTCCGTCAGTGATTTGAACTTCTTCACCATTCCCTTACTGGACTTGCGTTCCTTTTCTTCCAAGATTCCGGCAGATAGAAGCTTCTTATTGAACTGCACTGCACTGATTCCGAGATTATTTTCTTTCAGTAGTGCTGTGAGTGACTTCATTTCCCTATTGCCGTTGAACTCATAATTCGGTAAGAATCCTGTCGGAATATGGTAAGAATCATAGAACCCTTTCAGCATCAGCAACTTGCTTGCATCGTTCATTCTTAACATGCTTGCTACCACTTCCAGTGATTCCACCTGTTCTTTTAATGGAATGCCAACGTACTGTGTTCCCTTTTCGATGAAATCTTTCATCTTCTCGAATGCTTCAATATATGTAGCTGTGAAAATGACACCTTTCTTTCCGGTCATTTTGTTGGCGATCATGTCGCATCCTTTCTTTGTGCAGAGGTA